TTTTCCAGTCATCTGTGCCTAACGCCACCCAATCATTGTCTGAATTTTTATAGTAATTAATATTGTTGATACCAACTGCGCTTACGGCATAATCACCAATGCTGCCAATGGTTTGTAGCGGAGCCCAACCAGCTATATCATTGTAATCAGCAGTGCTGTCAACAACGTCTGCAATATCACTTATTACAATGGGCACTTTGTTGGTAAAGGCACTGGTGGTTTGATTCCACTCAAAAATACCCCAGAGACTGGTCGAAGTATCCAACCAATAAGTGCCGTTGTTGGCATTGCCTGTGGGACGAGTCAGACTAGCAGTTAACTCAGTCAAGTCAATGTTCACACGCTGAATAAAAGCACGATTAGTAACACCCAGTGCTGAGTACGCTGCCAACAAACCGTATTCGTTTAGTTCGTAACCGTTGATAGGTGTTCCAGTTGTGGTGTTGTAAAAGAATGGCACGCCAAATGTTGCTGCCAAATCACGTTGACTGGTGATGAGATAAGTTTTGTTTGCATTGGCAGCAGTTGTGCCAGCTGCAACTCCAACTCCAGCAGCATCAGCCTTGTTTTGTGCTGTTGCAATCAGAAAGTAAGGGACTGTGTTTACAGCGGAAGGGATATATTGACTCTCGTCAATTACTGTTACTTCTACGCCCGGTGATACTAGTGCCATGGTTGATTCCTTTTCAAGTTATTGATATTTATTGGCATACCCAAAAAAACCCAGTTTACACTGCCCTTTGCCAAAGGTCCATGCACTAAATACCCCATGAGACCCATTTGTCAATCCTGCCATCAGCGGCTATGTGCTGTGAACTACATTCGAGAAGATGTTACCCACTATCGCAGTAGATGTGAAACTTGTCAACGCAAAGGTCGAGGAATTAAACCTCGAGAACCTCGATGGAAGTCAGAAGGATACAAGAAAAAACCCACATGTGACAGATGTGGGTTTCGAGCAAGATTTGCCAGTCAATTATTGGTGTATCACATTGATGGAGATCTCAATAATACTGCATTGAGAAATCTCAAAACAATCTGTAAAAATTGTGTAGAAGAAGTGTCACGCACAGAAGTCACTTGGCGGACCGGGGATCTTGAACCAGACGCTTAACTAGACACAAGTTGCTTGACCTGCTGGTATAAGTCATCCAAGGTGCCGTTGTTGTCCAGTACCACATCAAATTGAGTGCCCACCCAGGCAGTTTCTGATGCATGTACGCCCAGTTGCTCTAGTTTGCGCCCACTCAGTGCCCAGGTGCTGTTGCCATTAGGGCCACGATTCACGCTCACAGCCGCATCATACCACTCAGGTTCAGGACCACGCACCACACGCACCACCCGGCCGCCTGCCGCTTTGATGGCTTGAATTTCATTGGGAAATCTGCAGTCACTGATCACAACATCATCTGTGCTGTTGCGCAGTTTGTTTTCCAAGCTGGCAATCCAGATATCATCATGGAATCCGTTGCGGCATACTTCAGTGCCCCAGTTTTGCAAAACCCAACGAGGAGTAATTACTATACCTAATCGATTGGTCCACCAATTGTCTTGCTGTTCACGCCATTCACGAGCTTGTTTGGTGCGCCCTTCTAGCATGGTTCGGTCCCATCCAAATACTGCACTCACAGCATCTTTGAGTGTGTTGGCAAAACTCTCTCTACGAAAATGATGTAGATTCACAAGATAGTCCGCAACGGTATCTTTGCCTGAGCCAATGAATCCACAAACGCCAATGATCATGCAAGTTCTTTCAGTTGAGGATTGAATTTTATTATTCTAGCCCAGCTACACAAAATTAATATGTAATACGTAAAATCAATTTCAAACCATTGGCATGCTTTGTTAATCTTGTATGGATATGCATGATGGTTGCTGTGCAATCCTTCACCAAAAGAAAACGGTAAAAAATTTCTTGCTTTGCTGTTATCTTCTTTATGCTTGTATCCAATTTTGTGCCATACCCAATCACCGATGAAAATACCATAATATTGATTAAAATATACCATTGAGTATGCCAGTACAAACCCAACTGGCCCTAATATTATTGTCCAAAAAATTATAGAAATCCAAACTCCTTGGAATTGGTGTTGTTTGTAGAACAATGTAGCAGGGTCGTTGGGTTCTACACTAGAATCACCATATTTTTCAATCTCTTCTGGACTCACATATCTGGCGGCGCCTGGGTGCTGTTCATAGGTACATAACTCTTTCAAGGTAAATCTATGTGGACTAAATGGGTCGCGGTCAGTATCGCTGTAAATGTGATGAATACGGTGTTCGGCGGTGAATTTTGTTAGATGCCCTTGATACCAAATACTACTGTTGATCCACATCCAAAATCTTATTGCATGTTGGAGCCAAGGGACAATAATATAATGTTTATGACTTATACTGTTGTGCCAATAAAAGCTAAGAGAAAAAAAATACATTCTAGATTGAATTAACATCAATATAATACCAGTTCCATAGCCCAAAAGATGCCAGGTTAATGTGTTGTACAGAAAGTCTAGAATCATAAAATGTACTTATCAGTTTAATTCGTGTATATTCAAGTGTTTCAGGGTAGCTTGTAACATGTCAATTTGTCTGCGGCAGTCTTCCAGCGCATGATGGCTGGTCACTGGTTTAGGCAACCCTGGGTACAAACTATATACCGTTCTTGCATCACGGATCTTATAATATTGCCAGGGTAGTGGTTTACTGTAACTCTTGTAGGCATGCTCAAGAATGTTGGCATCATATGTGGGACCGTTCATCCAGATACGGTTGCACTTCCAGCACAACTTATGCAGTTCATCCAGGGCCTGATCTAGTGGTATGCGTCCATCTTCTGCAAAGGCTTCGTCCTGTGCGGCACCTTGTGTGGCCCACCAGTTGATGGTACCTTGTTCAATGGTACGGTTCTCTTGGCTCTCAAGATCAACCCTGGCATAGTACTGTTGCTGGTAGTAGCCACTGCCAACGGGATCAAACGCCTGAGCCGCAATGGTTAAGATTGTTGCGTCGGGGCCTGTGGCCAAACCTTCAATGTCGATCATGAGATCCAATTTGATTCTCCCGGTACTTGTGTACAAGGATTATAACACAATTTTAGGTAAAAGTGTAAGGAGTTTAACCAATAACAAATGTAAGTGGCTGTGATCCATCTACGTACATTTTGAGTTGTTCGATAAGACCATCCATTTGCGCTTGAGCTTCTGATTTCATGGCTGCACCGTTTAGGGTACCGCCACCTTGTGGACCGGCGATAGTGCCAAATTTCTCACGTGCTTCACCAATTATCATTTTGCAGTTGGCCACCATGTAATCTCGAATCCACTGTTGTATTTGGTGATCACTCAGCAAGTTGAATTCGGGTTTTAGATTGTAGGTCCACAACAACACAGTTTCGCCTGAGCCTTTGGGGTCGCGAATCAATTGCAGTTTTTTGGTCACAGGGTTCCAGGTGTAGTTCATGTAGGCACCGAACATGCGTCCGGCCAGTTCAATGTACTGACTGTAGAAGTCGTAAGTGGCCAGGCCGCCGGCCACGTTGAAGTTCATTAGATACACGTTGATACTGGCCTGCGCAAACGGATCAAAGTTTGACGCAAACGGTCCTGAACTGTCGCCAAATGTTCTACGAAAAATTTGGCGCACTGAAATCACTTCCTGGGGCAGTTCGTAGATGTTGACATCTGCTACCAACTGCATGAAACTGTAACTTTCTTCATAGGCATTGTTGGCTCGCTGGCGGTAAGTGCCAATGGTTTTTTGATAAGCCGCTTCGTAATGTGCAGGGTCTAGTTCTAGGTCAATGATATCGCCGCCCAGTTGAAGTTTGACGTATTCAATCAAATTTTGCTTGAGTGTGGGCAGTGATTGCTGTTGCTGTTCTGGCATGTGGGACTCCAAGTCCCTGTATTTACCAGGCTTTGAGTATGACCAAGTTCTCAGTTCCACGTCCGTTGAACGGAGTTTCTGTTGTGGTCAGATCCTTGTAGATCTTACGTGCTGCCGGCTTGCCTGCGGCTTGCACTGCTTTCACCACATCTGCTGGCTTGCGCACAGTTTTTTGCATGGTCTCAATGGTGCTGAAACCAATGATGCTGTTGCTTTTCACAGTGAATGCCTGTGTGTGACTGTCAGCCACCAGGTGGATCAACTTGCGCTTTTTGGTGTCGTACAACCAGGCTTCTGCCTTGTCCACTAAACTTGCAGCCGGCAAGCCCTTGAGTTTGAGATCAACAAATTCCATGAGCACTTTAAATTTTGCGGCACGTTTCTCAGGTGGCACTGACTTGACCTTGCGTGGTTTGCGTTCCACTTTCTTGATCTGCACATACGCACCGCAGTCATTGATCACTGCTTCGCAGAACTTCACAAGATTGCGCATTTGAATCTTACTGAGGTGACTGTAGCCCTCAACCAATTGGGCATCTTTGCCTTCAATCACAGTCTCAAACTCTGCAAGTTTGTGCTTCCATAAGTTGGCAATGTCCGAAATCATCTGCGGTGCCACATTCAAGCCACGGATCACCATGATTGGTTTGTAGTCTGCTGACATCTTGGCACCTGCTGTCACAAACTCATCAAACATACCGTCCAGTTCGCCGGCACACTCGCTGACTTTTTCACGCAGGCGGTCTTGAATATTGGGCTTGGCCACCACAGGCACTGCTTCTACCACTGCTACTTCGGGCTCACGTGCAGTCAATATTTCTTGGATGTAGCCTTCCAGTCGCACTTGTTCAGTGTCTGTAAGATCCAAGCCTACCATGCTCATACGGCACAGCCATGCAGTGGTCAGTCTGACTGCTGAGTCAGGCACGCCTTTCAATGCACGAACATCTGCTTTGCGTCCGTTATGCTCTAAATAAGCCACCAGCATTTCGCGGGCATCTTTTTTGCCATAAAAATAGTTGTACCAGCTAAAGGCAGCACTGAGTTGGCTGGTACGATCGTCTGTGGGTTGCACACGCCATGTGGGTTCCAACCCTGTGTATTTGGTATCGGGACTGCGGGGATTCAATGGCTTGACAGCGATTCGTGTGGCGTTCATGTGGGCTCCTAGTGAATTTATACGTAATTATAGCAGAATTGGATTTATTGGTCAACCCTAGAAAAGGTAAACCCAAAGTACTATAAATATACCATGCCACGCTTATCCCTATATCGCCCCAATCGCACTAGAGACTATCAATTTCTGGACCGTACCATACGTGAAATGTACACTGTGGGCGGCTTGGATATCTACATCCACCGTTACATGGGTCCAGAAGCAGGTGGTAACGATTCGGCCTTGAGTGGCAACTTTGATGCCACACAACCCACGTATGACACAGTAGATGTGTTGAACATTCAAGACTTGCTGTTGCTGGAAAATCGCGACAGGATTTATGACCCTGATGTGTATGTCATGCGCGGGGTGTACAACACGCAAGACGTGGACTTTGACCTAACACAATTTGGGTTGTTCTTGAACAACGACACCATATTCATGACCTTTCACTACAACACCATGATTGACACATTTGGTCGTAAACTCATGAACGGTGATGTGATAGAAATACCCAACTTGACAGATTATCATCCTTTGAACAAGTCCATACCCAGAGCCTTGCCTAGATACTATGTGATTCAAGATTCTGACTTTGCAAGTGAAGGGTTTAGCCAAACTTGGTTGCCTCATTTGTGGCGTGTGAAATGCACGCCAATGAAAGATCAACAAGAGTTCAACACCATTACCAACAAGCCTTTTGTGGCGGAGAACATCTGGGATCCAGGCAACTTTTACCCTACAAACACCATTGTCAACTATGGTGATACTTACTACCGAGCCACTACCAATGTGCCTGCTGATACAGAAATCACCAACACCAATTTTTGGGCTCTGTACGATCCTGCCACTATCAGTGACGTTCAAGGTACTCGTACCAAAGACTACGAAATCAATGATGCTATATTGATACAGGCCGATGCCGAAGTACCACTCAGCGGTTATGAAGTTGATAAGTTTTATATTTTGCCCACTCAAAACGGTGAGCCTGCCAACCCTGACAGTTTGAGTGCCGACGAAACTGTGAGTGTGGATGGCACACAAGGAGGCATGAGCGTCACACCCAAGTCAGATGGCTATACCATGGGCTACCTCACTGGAGATGGTATTGCTCCCAATGGTTTGCCTGTCACACCTGGTGTGTCGTTCCCACCCAATCCTGTGGCAGGAGCCTATGCATTGAGATTAGATTACAAACCCAATAGACTGTTCCGTTATGATGGTGCTCGCTGGGTACGCATCGAAGACAACGTGCGCACCAACCTCAACAACGGTCCAGTTAATAAAACTCTGCGCAGTAGTTTTGTAAATAACACTGCCACTGTCAACACCACAGACTTGGGCAATATTCCAAGTCGTCAGAGTCTCAGCGAAATTCTTCGCCCACGTGCAGACAATGGCGACCAAGGTGGCTTTTTACCACCTGGCACCTAACTGGGAGAACCCAAATTCAAGCCTTCTTTTACGACGAACAAATACGCAGATTCTTGTTGCAGTTCACAAGAATCTTTTCAGGTTTTCAAATTGAGTACGCCAACGAAAACGACGGAGTAAATGCTGCCGCATTGATACGTGTACCTGTGCGCTACGGTGATGCTACCCGCAATGCTCAAACCATCATACAGGAAAACAGTCGCAACAGTTTGCCGTCAACTCCCTTGATGACATTTTACATCACTGGCCTGGACTATGAACAAAGCCGCATGCAAGAACCATACTTTGTGAGTAAGGTCAATGTGCGTCAGCGCACCTATGATCCCAGCACAGAAACTTACGAAACCACACAAGGCAATGCATTCACTGTGGAACGACTGATGCCTGTGCCATTCAAACTCACCATCAACTTGGACATATGGACCAGCAATACCAATCAAAAGTTGCAGTTGTTGGAACAAATACTCACACTATTCAATCCCAGTTTGGAAATACAAAGCACAGACAACTACATTGACTGGACCAGTTTGAGTACCATGTACCTGGACAGAACTGTGTGGAGCAGCCGAAGCATACCTATTGGTACAGAAAA